GAATATTATAAGTGACTATCGATATAGAATTCATATAAATATCAACTAGTTATGCACTATTTATTGAAGTAAAATGTGAAGAAATTTGGCCATTTTCACTCCTTTAAAATCAATGACTTACAGTGCGATTTCGGAAATCAATTTGCATATTTGAACGCATTGATCTGCCCCATCCTACGCTCCCGCCTCCAGGATGGCCCACTACCTTTAAATGTACTTGCTTGAACTAAAATGGGGAGAAACAGATGTACTGGATCGGGGAACCTACATGCAGGATCGCGTTCGGCAGCTTCTCGCCGAGGTGCCGCCTTGGTCAGCGTATACACTGCTGGCAATACACGAACAGCTAGCCACCCTCACCTCTTCGGATGAGCTGACACAGTGGCTCGCCAATCTACGCACAAACTTGCCCCACATGCCCCCGCTTTTACTCGCGCTGTCCGGGCGTGGCCCCCATATGGCACGACTGCATCGAATCATCTACAGCGAATGGCCAGCACACTGGCTTGAGCGGTATGAAGACCCGGCTTGGCGAGCAGCTGACCCCGTCTTGTCCGGCGCCATAGGGAACCCCATCATCTGGTCAGCCAAGTTTCCGGCCATCCACCGCCCCACCCAGTCCCAGAAACGGTTCATCGCTGCCTGCCGTGCCGCGGGCATGATGCACGGCATTTCCTTTGTCGCCGATGAGTCGAATCACCGCATCGTCCTCAGCATGAGCGGCCACGATGCCGAAGCCAACCGACCGCTGCAGCAGATGCTGCTGATGGCCTGGCCGCACATCGTCGAGTGCACTCGCCGATTACTGATGCCCCGGGATCGACTGTTTGAGCTATCACCTCGCGAGCGTGACGTGTTTGACTTGATCAGCAACGGCGAGACCTACGACACAGCCGCCCACGCTCTCGGCATTGACGACACAACGGTCAAGTCCCACATCAACCGCATGATGCAGCGCTACGAAGCCGTCAACTCCAGGCATCTCGTAAAAATCCTGCTCAGCTGTAGTGATCAATAGGGTTTTCGCATGCGCTGGCAACAAAACATCCTCAAATATGAGGAATGATTCAACGAAAGCCCGCCCGGATAATGATGCATCACACCAACGACGGGCTCAAAAATGAACCGCACAATCGCTCACCGCCTTAACCCCATGATCGGCAACGACACTGCCGAAACCTTGCAAAATCTAACCGCCCTGCTTCGCGGCCACTGCATGCTGATCGCCGACCGCTCACGTGGCACCACTCTGGACGGCGAGGCCACGTTGTACATCCTGCAGACCATCACCGGCGCCCTGTCATTCGAAGCCAACAACTCAGCCCTTTAACCGATCGGTCCTCTAACCGATCTCACGCGAGCGGCATAATCCTGCCGCTCGTCAGATTCAAGTTGTCACCCCCCTAGCCTCGTAGTAATTTGAATTTGTACAAATTCAAATTTTACCGCCATGTCCCCCACCCCCTATCTGATCCCGCAACCCGGCGGCCAGCCGGTGCCGCTTGTGCTTTCGCCGGTTCGCGCGGGGTTTCCATCTCCGGCCGACGACTACCTCGACGACAACATCAACCTGCATGAGTACCTGGTGGACGACCCGCCGGCGACATTCATCGTTCGCGTCCGCGGCGAGTCGATGATCGGCGCCGGCATTGCCGATGGCGACCTGCTGGTAGTGAACAAGGGGCTGACTCCAGCCCACGGCGACATCGTCGTCGCGGTGATCGATGGCGAATTCACGGTGAAGCGACTGCACAGCCGCGGCGGCTCCTGTGTCCTGATGCCGGAGAACCCCGCCTATGCGCCCATCATCCTGCATTCCGGCCAGGAGCTGCTGGTATGGGGCGTGGTGACTGGCGCAGTAAAGAAGTTCCGGCAATGAGCGCGCCGACCCTTTTCGCCCTGGTGGACGGCAACAGCATGTACGCCAGCTGCGAGCGCGTGTTCCGGCCCGACCTGATCGGCAAGCCCATCGTGGTGCTGAGCAACAACGACGGCTGCGTGGTGGCGGCCAGCGCCGAGGCGAAGGCGCTGGGCATCAAGATGTTCGGCCCCTTCTTTGAGATCGCCGACCAGTGCCGCCAGCACGATGTCGCGGTGTTTTCCAGCAATTACGCCCTGTATGGCGACATGAGCCGGCGCATGATGCGGGTACTGTCGGAGTTTGCTGCCGAGCAAGAGGTTTACAGCATCGACGAGTGTTTCCTCGACATGACCGGCATGCCGGACCTGGACAGCCATGGCCACCGGATGCGCGAGGCGGTGCTGCGCCGCGTCGGCATCCCCACCTGCGTCGGCATGGGACCGTCGAAGACCTTGGCCAAGTTGGCCAACCGGATCGCAAAGAAGCAACCGAAATGGGCCGGCGTGTTCGAGTGGGATTTTGTGTCGCCGACCGAGGCAGACCAGATGATGGCGCAGATCGAGGTCGGCGACGTGTGGGGTATTGGGCGCCGGTTATCCGAGCAGCTGCAGGCGATGAACATCCACAGCGCGCTGGACTTAAAGCGAGCGGACTCGCGGCAGATCAAGCGGCGCTTCAGCGTTGTGGTGGAGCGGACGGTGCAGGAGCTGAACGGCATCAGTTGCCTGGCACTGGAGGATGTGGAACCCAGCAAGCAGCAGATCATCGCCAGCCGGTCGTTTTCGAAGAAGGTGCACGACCTGGACACCCTGACGGCGTCCATCTCGCACCATGCGGCGCGGGCGGCCGAGAAACTGCGCTCCCAGGGCACTACGGCGCGCCTGGTCGGCGTCGGTATTCGCACCAGCCCATTCAGCGATGTGGCGCAGTACCACCCCTATATTGTAGTCCCCCTAGTCCAGGCATCGGACGACACCATCGAGATCACGCGCGCGGCATTGGCTGGTCTACGGGCTATCTACCGGCGCGGCTACCTGTACCACAAAGCCGGCATCGTACTGATGGAAATCAGCCCGCGCGGTGTCGTGCAGTCCGATCTGTTCGCTGCTCCACCAGATCCGCGGCGCCAAAATTTGATGAAGACCATGGATGCGATTAATCGACAGTTCGGCCGCGGCACATTACACCTCGCATCGGAACAAATTACCCACACATGGGAAATGAAACAGAATTTGCGCTCACCACGATATTCAACACGATTTGACGAATTGCTAGTGGTAAAATAGCATATTTAATTCCAGTTAATTTTCAGGATACCAATATGTCAATATTCACATCCAACGGACGCAATGGAAAAATTATTACCTCCACTCTCCCGTCCGGTGATTATTCAATCGCCGGTTCAGGGGATGAATGGTTTGTTGAAAAGGCGAGATCCATTGCCAAAGAATGCGGCGGGGTGTGGGGTGCGAATAATTGGGTCATTCCCAAAGCTAGGAAATCAGCCGCAATCGCACGCTTGATGGAACAGCTCGACTAGAATTGAGGCTACCGCCGAACGGGGTCTGGCGTCGCACGCATCAATTCTGCAGGAAATGGATTTAGAAACGTGCGCGCCAGTTCAGGACTGTCGCAATTCAGCCACGCGTTATATTGCTCTGGCGGAACGATCACCAGGCTGCGCTTTTCCTCGCCCGGCCGGTGCATACGCCGCATCAGTGGATGCTCATCCGCATTGATGGTGATCTGCGTAAACGAGAATTCTGATAGCACATCGTTAATGCGCCACTCTCGCCATAATCCGGCAACAGCGAACGGCTCTCCGTCCGCCATTTCGATCCTCATGCGAACAGCGCGGCCTGTCTCATAGCATGGCTCGAAAAATGCCTGCATCGGGACGAGACAAAGTTTTCCTTGGTGCCAAGCTGACTTGAAGGTTGGTTTCTCACCAATGGACTCAGCCCGGGCATTCATCGTGGTGTATTTTTTCCCATCAGGCAGACGATGCTTGGGCACAAAACCATAAGACGCAAGCCGCAGCCCGCCAGAAAGGACAATCGGCGCATTGTAGTCCTGCCAGCACTCCTGAGGCCAAGGCGCGGCAAGCGCACCTAGGCCGAAGCGCTGGAGCTCGACTGTGTTGACGGGGATGAAGTTGACGCACATGTACCAAGGGTAGAACACGTCACGTCAGAAAACCTGTCCAAAGGGCCAAAGTGCAACATGATAAAATATGGTAGCTTCCGCAATCTTTTTATCGTGGCTCTGATATGAAACGTATCATCCGCCTGGGAGACCCCACCGACCACGGTGGCAAGGTCGTCAGCGCGTCCAGCACCACTTCCATGTTCGGCAAGCCTGTCGCGTTGGTCGGTGACGCCGTAACCTGCCCGCAGCAAGGCCACGTCAACTGCACCATCGTCGAAGGTGACCCCTCATGGACCGTTGGCGGCAAAGGTGTCGCCCTGGAGGGACATAAGGTCAGCTGCGGCGCCACCTTGATCAGCACCATGGGCGAAGTCGGCCGCAGCTACGAGGGCAGCGGAGCCGCCAGCGCCGGCGCTGCAGCATCATCCAGCAACGTCACAGGCGCGGCTGTTGCCGCCACAGCTGCCGCGCTGGCCAACCTGTTCAACGACAAATACCAGCTGCTGGATCAGCACCAGCGCCCACTTGCCGGCCACGCCTATGCCATCGAGCGCGAATCGGGCGAGATCGAGCATGGCGTCACCGACGACGACGGCCACACCCACTTGCTTGCCGACGTGGCGCGCGCCGAGAACATCAAAATCTACGCGGAGTAGTGGAATGGCAACCATCAAATCACCGGACGGGAAAGAGCTGCAGCTGGTCAGCAGCAAAGCATTGACTCCGAAGACCGACCAGAGCGTCAAACAAATCACCATCCCACGGGAGACGGTGGAGGTGCTGGTCAGCGACTCGCGGCTGGTCTCGATGGGCTCGCAATTCGGGCACACTGCGATCGAAATCGATGGCACCGTGTACGGCCGGGCGCACCCGGGCTGGGACGTGGACTCGCGCGATCACTACCTGATGCGGCAACAGCAAAAGATGCACCGGGATACCTGGGGGTATAAGCTGTCGGTATCGGCCGCCGAGAAGGCCAAGATTCTGGCGTTCATCAACAAGCAAAGAGCCGAAAACCGCGAGTACAGCCTGACCGATAACAGCTGCTCGTCGAATATGGCCGACGCCCTGGGCGCCGCCGGCATCGTCGCATACGACCCACGCTGGTCCTTCGGCACCGTGGTGTCGCCGGCCGACCTGATGGCCGGGCTCAGCCACTCGCGGCGCCTGGTGCAAAAAACCACCTATCCAAAGAAATGATGATGAAGAAAGTAGCGGCTTTGGCCGCCATCGCCACAACGCTGACCGCATGCGGACACCCGATGACACCGTGCGTGGCCACAAAAGCCACGCCGGCCTATGCGGAGGTCAACGGCTACCCGGGCCAACCAGCCTTCACGATTCCAGCCGGATCTATCTGCGATCTGGGTGAAACGGTATATGGCAAGGTTGACGCCTATACCGAGGTGAAATGCAAGGCAGGCCATGGCTGGGTTTTGGATAAAGAAAATTTCAGAGCAGTAAAATAGCAGTCCAACTTCAATGGAGAGAAAAATGCTAGAACATCTGAAGTCCACATGCGAACACGATGGCGATGTAGAAGTTGAAGCAAAACTCAATGGAAGTCGCGTAAAGTTCCGCATTACCAGAGAAGCTATAAACGATTTCCTAAGAATGTCTGATGATGGAAAAAAAACGGGAGAGCGACTAACAGAAAACTGGGCAAGTTTTGAGCCCGCGCTTGAAAAAATTTTGTCAAAGCACTCTCATGAAAATTTAATCATCAAAACGGAAATGCTATAACCGTAAGCATTACGGCCCGGCACACCGGGCCTCATATCCAACTCCTAAAACAGCCCTCCGCTCTCTTCCACATTCCAATTCGTAATCACCAACTCACCAGAAACGCCCGCCGCACCCTGGCGCTGGTTGCCGTTGCTGTAACGGATGTCCAGCTCCAGCATGTTATGGCCGGCGAACGCACGCCGGATGTCGGGGTGGTCGTTGATGCTGACCATCACCCGGCTACGCACGCTCCGCATGATCTCAGCCATGGCCTCGTACTCGCCGAACGGGAACGGCACGCCGTAGCCCTCGGTCTGCCAGTACGGCGGGTCAAGGTAGAAAAACGCGTGCTCGCGGTCGTAGCGCTCGATGCAGCGCCGCCAGTCCAGATTCTCGACCGTGACGCCGGCCAGGCGCAGGTGCGCGGCGGACAGGTTCTCCTCAATCCGCAGCAGATTGACCGTCGGCGCCGTGGTCGACGTGCCGAAGGACTGGCCGGCCACTTTCCCGCCGAACGCGTGCTGCTGCAGGTAGAAAAACCGCGCCGCGCGCTGGATGTCGGTCAGCGTCTCCGGCCGGGTCTCCTGCAGCCAGGCGAACACCTGGCGGCTGGACAGCGCCCATTTGAATTGCCGGACAAACTCCTCCAGGTGGTGCTGGACGACGCGGTACAGATTGACCAGATCGCCGTTCACGTCGTTGATGATTTCGCACTGCGCTGGCTGCTGCCGCAGGAAAAACAGCGCGGCGCCGCCGCAGAACACCTCGATGTAGCAGCTATGCGGCGGGAACAGGGGCAGCAGGCGGTCAGCCAGGCGACGTTTGCCGCCGATCCAGGGGATGATGGGGGATGCGTTCATGTAGGACTCCCAGGCTCTCGCAGGGGCTCAGGAGTGGGGGCACGCGGCCCTCGGAGGAATGCTGGCAGATGCCGGCGGGGGTTAAATGCCTTCGGGCATCAGGTCGCCGCTGTCGAGATCGGCGCAGTAGCTCAGCCTGGCCAGCTGCTCGGCCGGGACGTCGGTGGCCACGCCGCCGACCGCCTCGATCACGATCCCGTATTTGCGGCTCAATTCAGCCAGTTCGCGGCAGAAATCGCGGTATTCGGTCGGTATCATTTGCTGCTCCTGTTTCGTTGTTGGCGTGGCACCATTACCGCTCTGCCTGCGGCACCCGTCCAGTACTACCCGCCGGACTGCCGCCCGGCAGTGGCGAGGTAGCGACATAGCAGTTCATAGCCCGGCAGCGCGGGCATTTGATATTCAGTTTCATGAACTCGCCCTCGGCAAGCTTCTTATTGCAACAATTACAACGTACTTCAATCATGACGAGCCTTAATTGTCTGTGATAGGCTTTCCATGCTGTCGACAGCTGGGAAAGCCCTGGTCAAGGCTCGCAGGAGATGCTGCGAGTACTACGATGGCGCGGCCGGCTGTTCCCGCAGCAGGCCGCGCCGCTTTCTTACTGCGCGGTGGACCCACCGCGTTTCATCGCATCGATCGTGCGCGCTTTCTCAGCGCTGCCGGCCGAACTGCCGTAGTAGTACTGGATGATGGAACCGAACGCCGCGCCCAGCGCGCCGACCAGCACCAGCAACGAGTCGCGGCCGGTAGGCGGCAGTTCCTGAAAAATCATCAGCGCCATGATGGCAAAGAAGCCGGCGACGACGACGGCGGCCAGCAACCGCGGCGTGATGTCGCCGGTTTTGACCTCCCGTTCACGCGCGCTAGCGCGGTCGCCGGCGGCGATCGCCTCCAGCGCCTGCTGGTTTTGGAACCCGAGTTCCTGCATTTTCGCCGCGAACTGCTGGTCAGCCTGTTTGACAGCCAGCATCTGCTCCGGCGTCGCGCCAGCCAGAGCCTGTTTCACCGCCTCCTCGGTTTTCTCCGGCAGGCCGATCGCATCGGCCACCGCGCTGACAGCCATACCGCCCAGTGGGCCACCCAGCGCGGTGCCAATCCACGGCGCCACCGTGGCCACTATCGATTTCCAGTCCATCACACATCTCCCTTCGATTGAAACAGCGCTTGCTCCGCCAGCCGGCGGCGGGTCAGCCCCGGAAGCACCTGGCCACCGGCTCGGTTCCAGCGCGGGAACTGGCCGGCGGCGCCGGCATAATCGCCGGCGTTCAGCAGGCGCAACAGCCTGGAGCCCTGCAGATTGCCCAGGCCAAGGTTGTAGCTGAAGCTGACCATGGCATCGAACTGGCTCTGGCTGAGCGGTACGCTCACCAGCTTGGCCACACCCGCCTCAAAGCGCGCCAGATCCTGCTGCAGCAGTTGGTCAGCTCGCTCTTGGGTAATCACGCGGCCGCTCGCGACGTCGGCACCGGTATGGCCGTAGCCTATGGTCCAGATGCCCACCACATCTTGATAGGCACTTAGCCTTATCCCCTCAAACTGCTTGATCAGGGCGAGGCCCCTATGACTGATTTTCACAATTCATACCCTCAAAAAAAATAGGCCCGCCATAGCGAGCCTCAGTGCATTCTATCTTTCATCGGCAATTTAATTTCTCAAGCCGACTCTGCCACCTAGATTCAGCGCAATATGCCACCAAACCACATTCATTGAAATAAACTTAGACTTTTAAATTGAAAGATCATTGCCAGAATAGAAAAAATAATAGGAAACAAAAAATCCAACAAAAACCACCTTAAATTTTGACTATTAATAAAAAACACAAACCATAAATCAAACCTCTCCAATGATGATTTTAGTCTAGGGTTTAAAAAAACATTCTCTATATTAGTAATGTCGCGCTGAAAAAACACAAGCTTATCATTAATTTCTTTTAGCTGAGTAAAACATGCATTCGTTTCCCTATCGCCAGAATCCAGTATATTTTCTATTCTTGCCAATGCTTCCTTTGTAGCATTTACATGATCAGAGGCCTGCATCATCTCTCTGGACTGCGAAATCCACCAGAAATATAAAGTGCTATTTCTTTCCTCGCCTGTGGCATCTGCAAATGGATTATCCTGACTGCCAGATGGAGTAAATAATTTCTTTGCCCCAGTAAGTCGCACACGCCACTCAACAAGCTGATCCATCGACAACCAACTGAAATTCAAAAGCAGATACAATATAACCAACAAAATTCCAGTAGAAATACCATTATCCGTCAGCCCTATAAAATGCAATCCAAACACAGGACCAGCGGAGTCTAACCTAACTCCTGAATAAGTTGAAAACAAAGATATCGAACTAACAAAAACAAGGTTTCTCTTTATTTTTTGCGCATAATCACTCATATCCAAAAAGGCCGGACTTCCCAATACTTTTTCAATTTGCCTCACAGCTTCCGCATCCATTTCTCATCCTCACAATATTTCCAAAAAGTATGGCATGTTATGGATTTTATTAAAGTTGGTACATCGCTACTTTTCAATGCATTGAATCAAATAAAATATCCAGATGAACTACAAATAGGTAGACCCGCCGTAGTGGGCCTCCCCTTCACTTAGGTCAGCGCTTCATCCTCTCCAGCCGCCCCTTCAGCCACACTTCCAGGTACTGCGCGCCGAGGATGCCTGCCGCGCTCCCGATCCCCATCAGAGCCGGTAGCGGCAAGTCGGGCACCTGCATCAGCACCACGCCAGCGACTGTCGACGCGGCGCTCCCCATGATCGACCGGCCCAGCGCCAGCCTCAGTGTGATCTGCTCATTGCTTACCAACAGTTTCCCCAACCCAATTGCGGCACCGACGCATACCAGCAGCACGAGGCCCTTCTCGTGATCTTGCATCTACCTCTCCCTATAAAAATGGCCGGAACAAGCCGGCCCCCCTCTTCCCCGCGCGTTACTGCGGCGGTAGTGCGTATGGCGCCAGCGCCGCGGTAGCGGCCACGCCCAGCGCGATGGCCAGCGGCTGGCCGGCTTGCAGATCCTCCGCCGCCAGCGGCCGGGGCTCGCCGACATAGGTCTGCAGTTGCTGGCTCATCGAATTGGGCTGATCGGCGGCGAAGCGCAGCGACACGCCCGCCACGCCGGCCGGCGACATGCGGATCAGCAATTCATATGGGTATTGGTTCATGTTTCTCCTCACACAGGGTTGCCGGTCCGGACGCTGATCCAAGCCGTGCCGTTCGAAAACGCGATCGCCGCGCCGCCGGCGGCGTCGGTGATGTAGACCGTCGCGCCGGCATAGGCGGCCGGCGCCGGCGCGGTGGTGCGGGTGTAGGCCGGCGCGGGCACCGGCGTGCTGCCGAACTGGCTGGTGGTCAGCAGGTTCTGCGGCGGCACCGTCAGGTAGTTGCCGGCCGGCAGCGCCGCGCCGACATTGGCCGGGCTGGCCGCCCAGCCGCCATTGGTGGTGTCTCCGAACGCGCTGCAGCTGTTGGCGCCGGCCCAGGCCGGCAGCTGCGCGTACACGGTGTACGCGGTGGTGCCGTTCTGGCAGACCATGAAGGTGCAGCCGGCGCCGCCAAACACCATGGCGGTGGCCGCCCCGAAGAACGGCCCGGAGCTGCCAGGCTGCTGGGCGGCGCCGTTGCTGGTGCTGAACAGCAGCGTCGCCATCCCCAGCTGGCTGTTGAGGGCGTTGTAGCCGTTGCTGAACAACAGCATCAGCGCTAGCTTGGCGCCGCCCTGCGGGCAGTTGAACGTGCCCAGGCGGACATATGACGTGGCCGCCTTGGTGTCCGGGACGTTGTCCTGGCGCGGCGGTCGGTAGCCCAGCGCCTGCAGCACCTGGTCGGACTGCAGCGACTTCACGCTGCCGGCCACGCCCGACACCGAGATCGGCCAGGTGCCGCTGGCGTTGGAGCCGTCGGCGCGCAGCACGTTGGCGGCGCTGGGCACCGTGCGGGTGCCGCCAGCGGCGTCGGTCAGCGTCACCATGCCGTTGCCGGTCAGCCAGGCGTTGAACTGGTCCATCGTCAGGTTGTAGCGCTGCATCAGCTGGGTGATGGATACCGCGATGTCGCCGAGAGTGGGGTCTGCCATCAGGCCTCCAAAGCGCAAGCCCCGCTGTCGCGGGGCTTCGGGTAGGTGTGTTTGACTTGCCGGATCTGCTCCAGCACCTGCGCCGCCTGTGGCGGCAGCTGGCCGGGCGGCAAGCTGGCCACCACGCGCCATAGCGCGTCCAGCTGATCGCCGATGTCCGGGTACTGCTGGCGCCGCGCCGCGGCGTGATCTCCAACGTGATGGATTTTCATGTCGTCACCTCAAAAATCGCCGTCTGCTGCGGCCAGGCCTCCACCACGATCTGGTGGCGGCCCGGGTGCGCGAACGACAGCTCGCAAAACGCATCCGCGCACGGGTACGGCGTGCCGTCGAGGATCAACCGGCACGGCGCCGGCAACCGCCGCAGCGTCATGCCATCCAGCACCGCGCTGGCGGGCGGGCGCGGCACGATGGCGCCGGCGCGCACATACTGCGTCACCGGGTCCGCCACGCCGATCAGGATTCGCTTGCCGGCGGCCTCGTCCAGCTGGATGTTCTCCGGCCGGCTGGTGCCGGTCTGGACGATGCGGCCGGCGTCGTCATACTCGATGATGTCGATGGGCATCCCTACCTCCTGAAAAGCACGCAGCCGTAACGGATCACGCCGCTTTTTTGAATCGCCGGCGACGAAACCCCGACCGTGACCACCTCGCCGGCATTGACGTTGAGCACCAGCACCGCGCTGCCGTTGACCGGCACCGACCGGTTGCGGCCATACAACGTGGCCACCGGATCGGCAAACGGCGAATCGGCGAAAGCCAGCAGCGTGCCGCTGTCGCTGCAGCTGAACTGGAACGAGTAATTGAACGCGTTGGTCCAGCCGTTGACGGTGATGCTGCGGGTGTCGTTCTTGCTGACCGCCTCGCCGCGGATCTGCAGCGTGTCCACCATCAGGTTGCGGATGAAGCTGGCATCCATGCCGTTCATGCTGACCACGATGTTCCCCACCGCGTCCCGAATGGTCATGCCCCGGGTGTCGATCTGGCCGACCGTCAACTGCCCCTTGATATACGCCGCCCCGATCCCTGTCATGTCGACTACTACGCTGCCGGCTTGGTCGCGGATGGTCAGCCCGCGGCTGTTGATCTGACCGGCATCGATCGAGTCCAGCGCGATCACCCGCCGGCCGACGATGGTGCCGTCGGCGATCAGCGAGCCATCCACGCCGACGGCCGGCTGGCCGTTGATGCGGGTGACGCTGAACACCGGTTTCGGATTGCTGCCATCCGGCAACGCCACCTGAAACGAGTCGGCCAACACCGCGAACGATGAGCCGCCGGCGCCGCTGTTCAGCTGGATGCCGGCGACGCGCGGGTTTTGTCCCTTGCCGTCCAGCTGCACCTTCACCGCCCATTGCCCCTGCACACCATCAATAGACTGCGACAGCTGGGTGATGGTCGCGCTGTTGCCTGCCACTGCGGTTTGCACCCGGCTGACCTGCGTCGCCAGCGCGCTGGTTTCGCTCGCCCGCGCCATCATCTCGTTGACCACGGCGCCGGCGTTGTCTGCCACCGCCGCCTGCAGCACGTCGATGTCCGACGCCATGGCGGCGTGCTGCTCCGCCCTCACCTGCTGCTCGCTGGCGATGGCGGCCGAGGCCTGGCCGCTGACCACCCGCGCGCCGCGCGCCTGCGACCAGCTACTGTCCACCTGCAGCACCGCGCGCAGCAGCGCCCGGGCCGCCGCGTCCGAGCTGGTGATGCTGCCGGCCACATCGGGCGCCAGCAGGCTGTAATCGACGCTGCCCTTCATCAGCTGGAGCAGCAGCGCGGGGTCTTTCACCGTTTGCGCTTTGGCGCTGACCGGCGCGGAAGCGTTGCCCCAGCTATCGACCACTACCAGCTGGTAACGCACCTCCACGCCGAGGGCGATGCCCATATGCACCCAGCTGGCCGCCGGGTAGGCCACGTCGGCCAGCTTCGACCAGCTCTTGCCGTCCATCGAGGCCAGGATCTGCGCGCCGCGCAGGTCGGCCCGGTCCGGGTAGGCCCAGCGCAGCGTGATCTGCATCGCCTCTCCGATCGCCTGAAACACCGTGGCCGCCGCCGGCGGCACCGCGTGGCCCTGCACCGTCAACGACGCCAGCGCCGGTGCCGACAGCGTGCCGTCGGCGAATACCGCCGCCACCGACGCTTCCAGCGGGCCGGGGTCGACATCCCAGCTCGACGCGGTATCCGGCACCACCTGCACCGACCAGGCGCCGCCGGCGCGCCGCCATTTCAGCTGGTAGTTGATCGCGCCGCGCAGCGGCGGCCAGACGGCCGTCACCACCGCCACGCGCCGGCCGTCGCCGGTCACCCGGCTGGATTCCGACAGCCGCAGGAAGCCCAGCGCCGGCGGCAGGCTGGGCGCCGGGCCGCCGCTGCTGAAATCCCCGGACTCGGCGGCGTAGTATTCGGGCCGGTCGTCGATGGCCGTGAATTTGATGCCGTCGGCGCTGGGTTTGACGTCGACGATTTTGACGCGCCGGCCAGGCTGCGCGCCGTTGTCGTAGAACCACATCCAGTCATACGGCACATCGTCCGGCGAGCCATCCGGCACCGGCAGCGGGCCGCCGGCGTCGGACACCGGAATCAGGTCGCGCAGCTGCAGCGTATCGCTGTCACCGCTGCCGGCCTTGACCCGGTAGGTCGAATAACGGCCATCCGGGAAGCGGATGCCGACCCAACCGCTGGCGCCCAGCGGCACGGCGCGGTCCAGCAACAGCTGGCCGCGGCTGCCGCCGAGCAGCCGGCCGGAGTAGGACCAACTGGCAAGGTCGTGGCTGAGCAGAACCACGTCGCCGCGGGTGGCCACCAGACCCTCGAAATCGGTCTCCCAGGACACCCGCCGGCGGTGGAACAGCTGCGAGGCGGCGATCAGGTTCGCCTCGCGGCCGGCCATGCCGGCGTCGCAGCAGCCGACAAAGTCCAGCGTCACCGGATTGGTCGGCGCAATGGTGCCCGGCACGGCCACCCGCACCTGGTCGAGTTCGAAGCCCTTGGCCGGGTTGCTGAAATTGACCACCACCTCGTCGGCGGTCTGTTCGTTGGTGTACTCGATCCGGAACGAACCGGCGCGGATATTGGCCGGGCCGAACACCGCCACCGTCGGCAGCTCTGCCGCGTCCCAGATCACGCCCAGTTTGCCAGTCTGCCAGGTGTAGCGCGCGCGGCCGGTGCGGGCGATCATCGTCAGCACGTCGGCGATGCTGTAGGTGCGGTCCAGCACCAGGCCGATGCTCAACTTTTTGGCGTCGCACCACGCCGCCCACACCTTGATGGCGTCGATGTCGATGCGCGCGTCCGGCAGGCCGGCGCCGTACCGCCGCCGGCCCTGGCCATCGAAGCCGCCGCGGGCGAACCACAGATACCACCAGGCGGGGTTGGTCGTCGGCTGCGTCGCCCAGCCGTTGCCGGTCCACACCGGGCAGCTGGCCACCGCCATCGCCGACAGCTCGTCGACGGCGCCGTTCAGCTGGCTGGACGCTTTGATCTTGAGCCCGACGCGGCGCTGGCCGGCGTAGTTGGTGCTGTCCTGGCGGTAGGCGCGCAGGCCGGCCAGCGCGAAATCGTTGCGCTCGCGCGAGCTGCTGACGTCGCCGCTGGTCTTGCGGACGCGGATCTCGTACTGCGCCGCCGGCAGATCCTGCCGCAGCGTCTGGCGGACCGGCGTGATGCTGTTGCCGGCCAAGCGGTATTTGCCGTACTGGTCGCCGCCATAGGGCTGCCAGGCGCCATCCGGCAGGCGCCGGAACTGGATTTTCGGTATCGACGTTGCGCCAGTCCATGCCGCCCTGTCGTTGGCGTAGTAGGCGACGCCCTGCAGGTCCAGGCCGATGCCGACCGTATCG